CTGCCGCCACGTAGCTGCTCGGGGCCACGGACTGGGGGCTCGTCTGTGGGATCGATTGGACGGAAGCGTCCTGCATAGCTCATCTCCTTTTGTAAACTTTCGAGAGTTCGATACAGATAAGGGGTCAAATCCAATCTTGGATCTGCCGCCATGGGTAGATCTGGTGATTGTGGGTGGGGGGTCTGCATCATTCCCGCCACTAGTTTTGCAAAGCTGTTGTATGCACCTTGCAATTCGTTGACCATTCTGAACGGGAAGCCCGAAAGCATTTCCGCTCTTTCTTCATCAGTTTTAGATGGAAAAAGATACTTCAGTGCTTCTATGCTATCAACACCCAACTCTTGTAAATTCCTTACAACAATTGAATTATTGAGAATGTCCTGAGTCGATTCTTCGTAGACAGGACCCAGCCAACGCCAGAGCATTGTGATGTCTCCATCGGGGATTAACCCTTTAACTCCTGGTGGAATCATCTGAGCTTGAACACAAGCCATAATCAATCGATTGATACGGCTGTCATATTCATTAAGAGCTGCTTTGTAATAGCTTTCTGCTTCTGGTGGTGCGTCAATAGGAGGTGGTAAAGGTTTCTCAAACTTTGCTGCAGCTGCCAATGTGTCTTTAAAAAGTCTTTCCTCTTGATAGATAATTAGTTCCATGCATCGGCAAAGCCCATGCGTATAAATAGAATTTGCTTTTTTCTTACTGGTAGCCGCAACCCGGCCATACAAAGACTTATACTCAGTTGCCGTCACACCAGCTGAAATTGAAAGTTCGTCTACACCTCCTAGTGCTGTTCGGATTTCTTCTCGGAATTGCCGTACAAATGCATTCTGATCTCCAGAGATCGCATCGGGAACAATATAACCAACACGATCATTGGGTTCTAGGTTGGCGATCACCCTAGGAACACGCATCTGACCATCAATACCACGAGTGATAGGATTTTGTTTAAACGTCGACCTGGACAATGGTGACATACTCTGGAAGCCAGAGTTTGCTGCAATCGATGGACGTTGTGGTGTGCCATCACTATCAGACTCCATCAAGTCTGTTTTAGGTCTGGAAGATAACAGTGTGGGATTACCAAAGAACTGCAGGTTCTTCTTCATGTTCCGCATAAGTTCATCATGCGCAACGATGTGATTAGCCAGTTGATCAAATTCACCACTGCCATCCATGGTGAACCCTTTTGGGTTATTGAAGATTTCTACACAAGGGATATAACGCAGCGTATTGGGAAAACTCTTTGTTTTACCAGGTACATTTGCACTGATGTTATCGAAACTAATCTCACCTTCTGAATGTGTTTCTTCGATAACAGTTGGTTTAATTGATAGCCTGATATATCGTTTTTGTCCTTGTGCTTCCTGTTTATAACCACCGCTGACTTGAGCTGATGCAGCAGGAGTATCGATGCCACCAAGACCAATGTCCTGGTACATACCGTTTTTACCTTGCTTAACCTTGTAGCTGTAGATGATGACAACTTCTTCTAATTCACCATCAACGTTGTAGTAGCTTCTGTATTCGTGAGACCTGAAATAGTAAAGACGATAATTGTTTTCTGTTGGTCTGATATAAAACAACCCTCGACCATCACATAGGAAGTAATCCCAAATTGAATCTAAACGTGTATCAAGCTTGTTGTATTTGATTACTTTGTCAATGAAGTCTTTACGTTGATTACCAAAATTATCTTGTGACGGAAAGAATTCAACTCCTTGGCGAATGCCAAACAGCTTCATTTGTGCAATATGTCCAGCGACGATACCAGTATCAACATACTGACTACCGTCTCTTTCGATATAGGAATCGATAATTTCTTGAAGACGGCCTCTCGTCTCAGACATTATTTTGCAGCTTTATTTTTATACATCCTAGCAGCTCTCCCGGCTTTTTTCGCTTTCTCAGTGTTAGCTACGAATTGCTTTCCTTTCTTTGATGCTGCACGTTTTTTAGCATCAGTCTTGTCACGTTCTTCTGGTGACAATTTTGCCCATGCTTTTTTAGGCAGGTAACGCTTGGTTGTACCGTCTTTTTGAATTGCCTTATCTGCCATGGTTATTTATCCATGTATTTACCAGCAATCTTGCCAAGCTTTTTAGCTTGTTCTGCATGCATCTTGGTACTGTTCAACAATTGCTTTTGAATTGTTTTAATAGTTTTTACGTCAGCTTTGCTCATGATTTGTCCTTAGCTTTCTTTGCAGCTTTAGCGGCTTTCTTGCCTTTTTCATACTGGTCCTTAGTTTGCCAGTCTTCTTTACCCCACTTACTCAACGACTTTTGTTTTTTGCCTTTCCCTCCTTTGTACCCGCCACCAGCTTTCTTATACTCGGAAGCAACGAGCTGCGCTTTACGTGCAGACCACTGACCAGCTTTACCCCCCTTGGTTCCTTTCATGACACGGTTTTTAATCCGTTCACGCAGTTCTGGTTTAGTGTATTTGGAATCGTCTTGTGCCATTATGCTTGAGGAAATTGAATACGAGGAAGCCCAAGTGTTTCTTCTAACTTCCTTCTGAGTTGACGCGCCCCAGGTAATTTAGGATCGTTATAAATACTATATCCAGGAGTGCCTGGTCCTGATTTAGGCTTGATATCAAAACTAGGATTACCAGCCATCATCATTCCTGGAACACCCATGCTCATGTGTAGATAATTACCTTGTGGTTGCATGCCACCCAGCATGGCACCAACGTTACCGCCAAATCTCGGATCCATCAGTACACCTTCTTAATTGTCATGGGATCGTTGAACTGTCCTGCAACCTGACCGGCACGTCTTAAACCACCCATATTGCCCATGCTTCCTACTGTTCTTTGTGGCATTGGGCCTGGATTTTGCTGAAATTCCATCCCAAAGCTGGGAAGATAACCTTGATTCATATACTGAGAATTACCAGCATTTGAATCAAAAGCACCTAGGTTGCCCATGAATCCACCAGCGGTAGAACCTCGTCCGTAGTTATACATAGCAAATTATTTTTTATTATTCTAACGGTTCATAACCCCCTTCTCCATTTAAACGTTGAAGAATAATACCGTCGCCTTTAATGTCCCAGGTCAGAAGAGTATTCTCTTGCCAACCAAGAGTTTCAATCACTTCTTCTGGTATTTCAATAATTAAATCACTGTTTTGATTTTCTTCAATCTCTACGTAATAACTCATTTGGTAAGTAGCTTTTCCACTAGCTTATCAAGCTTTGTATTTATTTCGCTAAATTCATCATTCATTCGCTCCATTTCTCGTATATAATCCTGCTTCAAAACGTAGTCAAGTGGCAATCGATCAATGCGATCTTCTAGTGTTCGCATGCGTCCAAATACTTTCCCACAAAACCACCCTCCTCCTGAAACAGCTGCTATAGCTAAAGCAATGAATTGTTCCATTTAATAATCCAACTGCAATTGTCCGCGTTTCATCAGGCCAGTTACCAACCAAACCAGGGCATCTACACAGTCATCGTGAGAGCTAACACCAAAATTAGTTAGTTCTTCAAACATATTAGTGAAGTTCCTGTACCTGTTAAATATTATTTTACGATCCTCAAACATTCCCATGATGCCACGGAAACGAGCTAGCTTATCTGCCCTGAATCCTTTAACTGGATGCCAAATTAAATTGTATAGGTTTTCTTGGTTTAAACAAACGCGTTTGAAATCTGCTTCTAAAGAAGCCTGGTATTGCACAGCTTCTGACCAGATGTCACAGGTGTTATAGGTTGGGAACCACAGCCCATCTGCTTGTTGACCAATAATTGACCAGTCATGCAATAATTCTTTCATGGCATCAAGTTTTTCAAGATTACCCATCACTCGCAAACGCCGATAGTCAATGATATGAATCTTGTCGCCAAGTCTTCCACCCAGCACCATGACGGTATAGTCATTCTTTTCTTTGACGCCAGCGGATAAGTCAACGCCAACACCAAGACAATCAAATTCTGTTGCGATTTCTGCTTTGACTAAGAGTTCTGGTGCCAGAGACAGTTCATTCTGTCTGACAATCTTATTCATGTACTGAAAAGAAAAAGCAATAGGAGCTTGTCGCTTCTTCTCTTTGAGGTAATCTAGGGACCACATTTCAGGCCAGTATGACTCTTCATCGCCTGTCTCCGGGTTATTTAAGATCGCTGATAGGACGATCTGCGTCCAGTTATTCTGTGGGCAGAATGTCGTGGCATGGATATCGTCATGACGGTATCGTGTACCCAGGCATATCGCCCGACCTCCCTCAAACATCGTCGGTGCAATCACAGCATTCCAGTTGTCCCTCATCATCTTGCGGATGTCTGGGTTGCCAATATCGGCGGCAGATTTTACAGGGTCATCAATTATCACAAGCTGAGAACGTTTGGAAGTCACAGATCCCTTGAGTCCAGCGGCGCATAAAGTAAATTGTTCTTCGCCTGTTGTATCAATACCAGCAAATTTATGATCGATGGACCAGTATTCATTACTGGTGGCATTTTTAAGTAAGCGGACCTTAGGGAAGACTTCTTGATATTTTTTGGTTTCAATAATTCGTTTAATCGTAGCTGATTTAGATCTGGCGATGTCAACGGTATAACTAAGATAAAGAATTTGTAAAGGTTTTTTTGCAGTGGTATGAATGCCAATAGCCCATGCAGTAAATAAACCTAATACAGTTGATTTAGCAGAACCACGTGGTCCAAGAAGATCAACGTAAGGACCTGCAATTTTAGTTAAAACAGAACTGTCCTCATTGGTCACTAAGTGACGATGCCATTCTAAGTGATGTGGTGCAGGTGGTTTATCAGCTACGTATTCACAAAAGAAAGCAAAATCTTCTCTTGCCCGTTCAAAAATATCTTCTTTATTTGTCTTGCGTATCCTGTGATTTGCCGCACATACTTTAGCATTTCTGCGATACGCAAGATGAAGATGAGACGGCACTACTTACACCAAGTATTTATTAAATAGTAACAGATTGTTTTGGCCTGGAGTATTACTTAGCATTTGAGACATCTGTAATCTAGCTAACAGACGATCTTCAGTATCAAAGTTTTCATTTCTTTGAATTGACGTTAATGTATTAATAGGATCTTCAAAGGTTAAAAATTTACCAGCCAAGGGTTTGACTACAGGATCAGGAATCCCTGGACGCCTAATAGTAAAATCACTACGATATTGCAACTTACTTGGGTTAGGTCTTTCAAATTTACGTGGCTTGAAATCAAACTGTTTCATCCATTTGCCCCATAAACTTTCCAGCTAAGGGTTGGGACGGGTAAGGGTTCCCATTACCAGGCTGAGGGATTTCATTATTAGGCCGGAAGTTATTAAAGCCTGTTGTGATCCGACGATTCTTTTCGAGCGCTTGCAGGATGTTATTAACAGATTCTTTTGTGAAGGGACGCTCTTCCATGATTATGTGTCTTCAAATTGTATTTTAGCCCAGACAGACATAGATGCTTGTTCCAGGGCAACTTCAATAGGTTCATCTTTAAAAATAGAAAGCATCTCTCTAATTGCTCTGTCTGCACCAGCTAATAAAAGACCTTTCTTATCTTTAGAAGAAACGAACAAATCTACTTGTGCGATGGTGCCACGGATTTCTTTTTGCATCTGTGCAATCCGTGCTACACCCGCATCTCTTTTAACAACTAAGTTTTCTACATCTTTTCTGAGTTTACGAACATCCTCCTGCATCTGTTCAATTTCATACAGCAGAACTTTCATGTGATCAGGTTTTGGATAAACATCTTTAACCCAATCGTCTACGCAGGTAATGCTGCCGGTATAACCAAGGAATCTGGCGTATATATAAACTTGAATACAAGAAAACGTATCCTTGGCAAAACCATGGAACGATTCTCTTGTAGGACTATCTAGATTGTCTAGCCAATGTTTAAATGTTTGGATATTGATATCAGAATCTGTACGCCTTGTTGGCTTGCATGTAATCTCGGGCTTCGTCTCTTTCAGAGAATTCCTGCTGTTGCTTGTTAGTTTCTCGCTGTTCAAAGCCTGTTGCTCCGATGTTTTGCCTGGTTTGGTCACCCTCCTCTTGCATTTTTCCAATGGAGAAATCGTAAGCTACCTGAGCAGCCTGCTTATATTTGTCTAGATCAAACCAATCGTCGTCTGAGTAGGTGTCATCGACATTTTTTGGCGCTGAACTAGTCATACCAACTTCTCCTTCTTTTGGGTCGGGGCACCAACAACCATGATCAGAAGTTACTCATCATGGATGCAAGGCCCTGTGCATAAACATCACGACGACCTTCAACAGACTTCTGGCGCTGCTGACGCTTCTTAGAACCTTCTAGACGGTCCAGCAGTTGCTGAAAAGTAGCCAAATCAACCGTTGCATCACTCTTGTTGGTTGCTGATTCGCCCGGATTGTTAGACATAATAAACTAGAGAACTAATTAACCTAATTATACTACCTAAACTTAATATTCTTAGTTCCAGAAACCAGAGAAGATGGCACCAAACATATTAGCTTCTACGCCGCGATCCGCTCTGTAATCAGAGGCCTGTCTTTGAATTTCAGTAATGTCTTTCTGGGTAGAAGCTGAGATACGATCACCTGCAAGACCATATTCACCTCTAATTTTCTCAACTGCTTCCGCACCAGCATTACGAATTGCTTGTAAGTCAAGGCCATATTCACCTCGAATTGCCTCAACATTTTCAAATTTAGCTCGGTCTTGATCTGCTTTATAGAATTCAATATCTTTAAG